TTATTCGAATAAATCCAGATTCTGGTCTAAATTGAATTTAAGCTTTTCTTCACCATTTACGATATGACGGATTGTTCTGATTGTCACGCCAAATTTACGGGCAATTTTGGAACGGCTTTCTTTCCTTGCGGCCATTTCACGGATAGTTCTATTACGCATTGCAATCGTGATTGTTGTCGCCATAGGCACTTCTATTGAATTGTTCCCTAGATGCTCTGAGAGCAGCTGTAGCTTTGAATAACCGATGATCTGTGAAAGCTCATGATGAATGCCTAAAGCGTGCTTATGGGGTACAAAAACTAAGATGCCACCATAGCTCTCAATAAGACTCAAAGCTGGTTTTATGCCGATAAGCTTTGCCACAAATGCAAAGTTTTTTGGCATAAGTGCAATGAGTTCTTCATCAGAAAATAATTGTTGTGCATCAGTGATGTGAGGACGATAAACCATAATTGCTCCCGCTGTTATCCCATGTTAAGATTTAGCAGTCTTATGATTTATCTCCTCTTGCTTTCGTCGGTGGGTGGAATCTAAAACCTCAGTGTTGGCGCACTGGGGTTTTTACTTTCTTATTATTTTGTTCTTTCAATGCCGCAGCGTTTGCACCATTGTCGTAAGTGAGTAATGATCATTTCTGCGTTATGGCTGCTCATAAATTGCAATGCACTCACACCAACCTTGTTCTCTACAAATTTTGCTAAAGCTTTTTCACTGCTGTTTTTGACATGACCAGCTGCATGTAATTGCAACCATAGATGACGAATCAATTTGCTTTGGTCATCACTTGCTAAATTCTTAACGCCAGATTTATTTTTTGATTCAACCTCAAAGCCAAGTTGCTTTAAGCGATCCAGCACAGCTTCAAGCTGTGCTAGGTTCAAATCTTTTGAACTGGTTTTACCCGTAGTGCTGGTAAGAATGTCTCTGTAAAGCTCATCATCTAAAACAAGTTTTGTTTTGCCCACATGAATTAGTTTGATCAGATTAGCTTTTTTATTGAATTTCATTTTTTGCCCATCCTTGCTAACTTTTCACGTACTTCACCAAGCTCGCAGAATAGATGGACAGTAAGGTTGTAATAGTCGCTTAAAGTTTTACTAATTTCTTTACCATCAATCTGAGACCATAAACCAATTTCAGCTTGGCAATGCTTGGTAATCATTGCTTGATTTGAATTATCAATTTTCTTTAACTTTTCTGACATATCACACCACACCTTGGAATGCTTGAAACAATCCAATAACTGCTAGAAAAGCCAATGTGATTGATGCGCCTGCTTTAAATTTATATGACCGTTTTTCAAAAACAGTTAAGCCAGTATTATTTTTGGTGGTCCAAGCTAATTTTGCTTCTTTAAAACATGAAACAAGGCCCATTAAAAAGACTGCAAAGTAAGCTAAGACTGTTGCCCAACTCATGACTTCATTCATGAAACCTCTCCCAAACTGGCATGTTTGATATACCTGCCAATAAATAAACCAAGCGGAAGCATTTCCGCCTGATAAAAATATAGTTCAGATAGCAACATAGCCTCATCATTTGATGGGGTTTTTTTGTGAACAAAACTTTTCAAACAGCACTAAAACGAGTGCTTCAACATGAAGGCGGATATGTAAATCATCCCTCTGATCCTGGTGGTGAAACCAATTACGGCATTACAAAAAGCGTTGCTCGTCAGTACGGTTATAAAGGTTCAATGAAAGATATCCCTATGGATATTGTTGAGAAGATTTATAAAAACCAATATTGGGATGCAATGAGCTGTGACAGTTTCCCATTCTCTGTTGGTTTCCAACTTTTTGATGCAGCTGTAAATCATGGCTTGCTTAATGCTCGAAAACTTTTACAGCGTGCGGTTGGTGTAAAAGACGATGGCATTATTGGCCCTTTAACTCTAGCGGAAGTTCGTAAGCAACCACAGTTTGCTTTAATCAGTTTATTCAACTCCAAGCGCATTGAATTTTATACAAAGATTTCAACTTTCAATGCCTTCGGCAAAGGCTGGATGGCACGTGTAGCGGTGAACTTGAAATATGCTGCGGAGGATATGTTATGAGCCAATGGAAGCGTAATTTCCGACGTCAGCTAGCCAAAAGTCAAAATGGTTTATTGAATCAAAATAAACCTGTTGATTCACAATATATTCAAGGTGTTGCAGTAAAGCTCAAAAAGCGCTGGATTGTAGAAAATTGGCGTAGTGGTTGGTTGTGGTTGTCGAACTGGTTCTTTGCATTAATTGCATATATTCAATTATATGGCGTGCCACCAGAGTTGATTCAATTACTCCCGTTAGCAACTCAGAAAGATGTAACAGCTACTTTGGCTGTCTTGGGCTTTTTTACTCGTTTTATAGACCAAAACCGTGCTAAGCCTTTGCCACCTGCATCTGATACGGCTAAGGAGGATGCATGACAATTGAGCTTGAACCATATCAGGTGTTTTTAGTTCTAACGGCTGTGTTAAGCGCAGTTGCTGGAATGATCAGAATCATGGGCAGCCAGATTAATAAAAACATTCAGCAAAACTTCGAATCAACAAATCAGAAGATTGAGGAAGTGTCACGTCAGGCAATTAAAGGGCAAGAAGAAGTCCGTGAGCTTGAGCGTAAATTTCTTGAGTTTAAAGCTGATATGCCTTTCCGCTACATTGCCCGTGATGACTATATTCGTGGTCAAACCGTTATTGAAGCCAAGCTGGATGCTGTAGCAGAAAAGCTTGAAAAAGTTCAGATTAAGCAAGGAATTAACCCATGAGTTTTGATCTTCAAAAAATCCGTCGTGAAGGTATGCGCTGGCATTTACTGAATGCCTTAGATAAAGCCCGTCCACTTGGTGCAATGGATACATTATTGCTTGATGTAATGCGTGCCTTGTACGCTGATACGACCCCACAAGAATTACATGTTCAATTGGATTATTTACAAGAACGTAAGCTAGTTGAAATTAAAAAACAGCCTGATGGTCACTGGCATGCAAAGCTTGATCGTTTGGGGATTGATATTGTGGAGTACACCATTGATTGCCAAGCTGGTATTGCCCGTCCAGATAAGTACTGGAACTGAGGTGACACATGGCAAGAGAGTCGTCAATTGATCTGCTAAGTGCTGAGGATAAAACTTGGCTTGATAAGCGGTTTATGGATCAGGGTTTTTGTGGCTATGAAGAAATTGCAAATATCCTGCAAGAGCGCGGTTACAACGTCAGCAAGTCAAGCGTACATCGTTATGGTCAAAAAGTAGAACAAAAACTTGCTGCGGTTCAAGCCAGTACACAAGCTGCGATGATGATTGCAGATGCTGCACCAGATGATAGTGACATGCGTAGTTCTGCTGTTTTATCGCTGGTTCAAACAGAGTTGTTTAATGCGCTCATTGCTTTGCAAGAATCAGAAAATCCTGATGCCGATCCAGCAGATCGAATCATGCTCATGGCAAAAGCTGGTAAAGGGATTGCTGAAATTTCCAAAGCCTCTGTGAATCAGAAAAAGTGGGAATCAGAAAACCGTGAACGTGTAAAAGCTGCTGCTAAGGCTGTAGAAAAAATCGTTAAAAAAGGTGGTATGTCTAAAGATACTGTTGATGAAGTTAAGAAAGAAATTCTAGGGATTATTGGATTATGAGCGAACAAAAAGTCACTGATCCACGTGAGATTCTTAACTCTGCTGGTTATGAAGATGTGCCAGCGGTTCTCTTGCCATATCAGCAAGCTTGGATTGCAGATAAAAGTCCATTAAAGATTGCAGAAAAGTCACGTCGTATTGGCCTAACTTGGGCTGAAGCAGCTGATGCTGTTTTAGATGCTGCTAGTGATAGCGGTCAGAATTGCTATTACCTTGGTTATAACAAGGACATGACCGTTGAATTTATTCAAGCTTGTGCAATGTGGGCAAAGGCTTTTGATGCCGCTTGTGGAGAGGTTGAAGAAGGTCTTTGGGAAGATGGTGATAAACATATCCAGACTTTTACAATTCGCTTCCCTAAGTCGGGTAAACGTATTGAGGCGTTAACATCACGCCCATCAAACTTGCGTGGTCGTCAAGGCCGTGTTGTCCTTGATGAATATGGTTTCCATGAAAAACAATCAGAGCTTTTAAAGGCTGCTATTGCGCTTCTGATCTGGGGTGGCTGTGTTCGTGTCATCAGTACACACGATGGTGAAGATAACCCATTCAATGAATTGATTAAAGAAATTCGAGCTGGTAAACGAAAAGGTACAGTTCACCGAACAACCTTCCGTGAAGCTGTTGAACAAGGTCTATATAAGCGTGTTTGCCTACGTAAGAAAATTAAGTACAACAGAGCTGAAGAAGAAGCTTGGGTTGAAGATACTTATAAATTCTATGGCGATGCAGCTGATGAAGAGCTTGATGTTATTCCGAGTAAAGGCGGTGGACGTTGGTTGCCTCTGTCATTACTTGAGGGCAAAAAAGATGCCTCAGTCCCTGTTATACGTTTCGATGCTCCGAAAGGCTGGGATGATTTTAATAGTGTTAGTGAAGAAACTCGTAATGCTGAAGTCAAAGAATTTTTTGAAGAGCATTTGTTGCCGCTTTTGGAAGCATTGCCACCAAAGGCAAATAGTTTTTATGGACTAGACTTTGCGCGTAAGCAGAATGCTTGTTCATTTTGGCCTTTAATTGAACAGCAAAATACCAAGAAGAAAATCCCATTTCTTTTTGAGATGTTTAAAGTTCCCTACAAACAGCAAGAAGAGTTTCTACGTCTTATTATTGCCAAGCTGCCTAACTTTAGTAAAGGTGCTCATGATGCTGGTGGTAATGGTGGTTTCTTGGCAGAAGCAATGCAAGTGCTCCATGGGGATCGGGTCGAAGCAGTTATGCTTACCGAATCATGGTATCGAGAGCATACACCACACTTTAAAGCAGCTTTGGAGGATGGTGATATTGAGAATATGCCAGCTGATCAAGATGTCATGGAAGATCATCGCGCATTTGTTTTAGTTAATGGTGTTGCCCGTATACCAGCGATGGGTAAATCTAACTCAAATAACAAAGACCGACATGGTGATAGTGCTATTGCACATTTGCTTGCAGACTATGCATCAAAGAATCCAAGTGCACCAATTGAATTTACTCCACTGCCTTCCAAGGAGGAAATGGAGTTAAATCCTGATGATTATGATGGTTGGTTTAGTGATGTTGGGTGTATCTAGAGAATTCTTTTCGTTTTTACGTACTTTTTTCCATGGTCAGTAAATGTTATAAGCTTATATTTTTGTTCATATTTACGACCTAAAATATTTTCAAATCCAACGCTAATTTCTCGTTCTATTTCTTTATTAGCTCTGTAGGCAATTTCTTCATCAGAAGTAAAAGGTGAAAGAATCTCTTGATAGTGATCTTTAGGGAAAACTTCAAAAGTGCTTAATTTATGATGGGAAATATTAACAGTAATATACCTTGCTGGATGTTCACTCTTATTAGTAAAACTAATCCTAAAATTAAACTTACCATTTGCAACACTTACTACCCAATCAACCGTAATCACTGGCGCAACTGAATGATGTCTATCTTCTAATTCAGCTTGTTGTAATTGCGCCATTATTTTCTGTTGATCAACTGACTTCTTCATTTCATCAACTTGTAACTTTAAAGCTTCAGTACTTGCTCTGAGTTCTTCATTTTGAATTCTAATAGACTCACTATTTTGTTTATATCCTAAGATCAGGAATAAAAAAGCTAAGGGGGCAAAAGCACCAGCTAAAAAATCTCCTAATTCATTTGAAGGGAGTAAAACATTTTCACCTTCATCTAAACAAAATTTAAGTGTGTATAAAAAAATAATTAATAAATATAAACAGACTACCCAAAAGACCCAAGCTTTATAAAAAGGCTTTTTAGGTGGTGCTGAGTTTTGTTCTGGCGGCATTGGATCTTGCACGGAACTAATTCTCCCTAATTATGATGATTGGTTTAGTTCGGTTGGGTGTATTTAAATAACGAATTTTATTTTTGATGATAAATATGGATTATGTTCGCCAATAATTCCATTTAGCATAAACTGTTGAATAGTCAGGATTGCAACTGTTTTCACAGCTTCCAGCTCAAATTTGAAGTTTAGGTTTTTATCTAACTCTGCAAGTTGAATATGGCAGATACTAGTCTTTGAATCATAAAAAAGTTCAGTCACATATTCTGCTAATCCAATTGCATTGACATATTTGCAAAATTGCATCATTTCATACAATTCACGATCCTCATCATATCGACTCCAGATATTGATATTGAAAATAGTTTCGAACTCGCCGTTAGAAATTTCTTTAGTGATTTCTGGAATATTTCTATTAAAAAGTCTGATCATTATTGGGTTCCTAAGTCATTTCAAATTTGCGGTATATGGTTTATATTGGTTTGGTCAAATCGTATCACTTTCCACGATAGAATATAGAAATGAGTCTACCTCAAACAGATACCCATGACTTAGAGGCATTATTTGGCTCAAATGGGCTTAAAAATCTTGATAACTTTAAAATAAAAGCAACTCTTTCACGTGCAAAACGTACTGCTGAAGCATTGCTTAAGACTGAACCTGTTGAGGCTTATCACCATTTAGCGTTAATCTATGCTTATTCTAATAATTATGATCTATCTATAGATAATTTTAAAAAAGCCTTAAGGTTAAAGCCAAACGATTCTGGATTGTGGGCTAATTATTCTATAACACTAATTGATGCAGGATATATTTTAGAATCATTAGATGCTCATCTAAAGGCATTGGAACTTAATCCTTTCGATTCAAACTTATTTGCTCGCCTCAATCATTTTAGTAATTGGTATCTATATTTAGACTATCAAGAGAAGTCTTTTGAAATCTATAAGGGGAAAATTGATCAAAAAGTTGATCAACCTGTATCATTAGAGCAATCTCAAAACTTTCTCAATTTCTTAAATAGTAAAAATATTAAGCTTGAAACCTTTAGGAAACAGTTAATTTTAGCTAACCATGTATGTAATCAATTTTATCAAACAACTAGATTGCATTTATTAGCTGAAGCCAATCAAGAAGAAGGCTATCTATCTAGAGTTTTATATTTAAAAGATTCAACACCACAAGAAGTTGTGCATCTAAATGTGTTGTATGAAGCAGAAATTTTAAAATGGTTAGAACAACAAGACGATGGCGGTTTTAACCTGTCCAGCGAACTTGATGATTTAGTTTTGTATTTCTCTGTTGCATAAAGGTGTCTATATTAAAATGTCTGGATGTAATTTTGAGAAATTTGCCAAAGATTTATTTGAAAGCCAAAAGCTTAGTAATGATGAAGCAGTATACAGAAGTTGTGTGAGTCGATTGTACTATGCCGTTTATCACCGTACATTAGATTGGATTACGCATCATTATCTAGATATTTATAAAAAATTTTCTGGCGGTACTCATCAAAACTTACAACTATGTTTTGATGAATTAGCAAGATTAAATAAAAACCTAAAATTTAAAACGATAAGCTATAAATTAAAAAGTCTACATGATCGACGTGTGAAAGCTGATTATCGTTTTACATTCCCTTGTTCAGATAAGCAAGTTGAACAAATGATGTTAGAACTTGAGCAATTTGATCAAGCTATAGAATTGTTAATTCAAGAATATACTCCAAGTTACATTTATAAATCTTTATAAACGCTCTTTACGGCATTTGTTTTGTATTTTGCTGCAATGATCCATAAAACAGAATAAGTCGCTTAAATCGCAAATGAGCGCATGAAATTGGGCGGAAGCATTTCCGCCTGATTTTAAGCCCGTCAAAATTCCACAATGGTGCAGAATCCTCAAATTGTATTTGCATCTATCATGGCTAAAAAAGACCGTTCCCCAAAAAAACAAGATCGTATTGCACTCGAAACCAATCAGACCGCTGAAATCGCTTGGCTGACTAATCAAGCCCAAGAACATCCTGTGGTTGGAATGACTCCACAGCAAATGTATCGCTTACTCACAGATGCCGAGCAAGGCAATTTGCAAGCACAAGCTGACCTGTTTGCAGATATGGAAGAACGTGATGGTCATATCTTCAGTGAGATGGATAAGCGTAAGAAAGGCATTAATGGTCTGGACTGGGGTGTTAAGCCACCAAAAAATGCATCTGAGCAAGAAAAGAAAATAGCTGAAGAAGTTCGTGAATGGATTGAGGACATTCAAGACTTTGAGATGTTTTTGTTTGATGCGATGGATGCTGTTGGTCATGGCTACAGCTGTCAAGAAATCGAATGGCATCAAGTTGGTAATTTGTGGCTACCGAAAAGCTTTGAGCACCAGCTTGCACGTAATTTTATGACGCCATTCGATAAGCCAAACGAACTACGCCTGAATGACGGTAGTCCAGAGGGTGCAGAGTTTTGGGACTTCGGTTGGTTTATCCATCGTCATAAAGCAAAATCAGGATACATTGCTCGCTCAGGTTTGCACCGAATTTTGTGCTGGCCGTTTATCTTTAAGAATTATGGCATTCGTGACGTGATGCAGTTTCTCGAAGTGTATGGCCTGCCTATTCGCCTTGGTAAATATCCTTCAGGTGCAACCGATCAGGAAAAGATGACTTTACTGCGTGCAGTTATGTCGATTGGTCGTAATGCTGGAGGCATTATTCCAGCGGGTATGAGTTTGGATTTTGAATCGGCAGCCGATGGTGACACCAAGAATCACATGTCACTCATTGATTGGTGTGAGAAAACAGCTTCAAAAATTATTGTGGGTGGGACATTACTATCTCAGGCAGACGGGAGAGTGAAATTATTCAACTCACTGATATTGAGGAGCCGTATCAGTACGTCATTGACTACGACAAGCTGAACAAGGCTTTACAGCATGCTAACTCTCAAGTTGAGGGGTATCTTGTTGGTCGCTATAAGCTGCCGTTGCAAACAATTCCGCCATTTTTAGAATCCATTGCATGTGACATGGCTCGTTACCATGTATGTACTTCAGCAATATCTGAAAATGATCCAATCCGTACACGTTATGACGATGCAATTAAAACATTAAAGGAAATTGCAAAAGGTACAGTCAGTCTTGGTAATGCTCCAGCTGGTGAGTCTGAACCTGTGAAAACTTCATCAAATAATGTGATGTTTCAGGTTGGGCGCAATGATTTCGGAGGTCGTGGATGGTAAATCTTGATCTCGGTATTGTTGTGCAAGGCATGAAAGATGTGATGCATAAAAAGGTTGAAGCTAAGGCATGGACTTGGGTTCGTGCAATCAAAACTTATGGTGGTGAGTTTGATAGCGAAACACTGGCATTTGTTAAAGCTTTTCCCGCGATTTGGGTGACATTTCAAGGTTCAGGGACTCCCAAAAAAATCTCACATAACAAGACTGAATATCCAGTCACCTTGATTGTTTTGGTCGGTGCACGTTCTGTGCGTAGTGAAGAAGTGCAAAGATTGGGTACAGGTCGTGATATCGGTACTTTTAAGATGCTGAGTCATGTCCATAACTTACTTATTGGTAATGACTTATCAAGTGTAGACGTTAAAGGATTAGCACCATTAGAACTGGGCCGTACCAAAACTATTTTTAATACAACTACACGTGATCAATCGGTCAGTGTTCTGTCCCAAGAATTTCATACCCAATACACCATCACGGCTTCAGACAGAGACCGTGAAGAAGCTGAGACTGTTGAAGATCTGCTGGGTGTTCAAGTCGATTATTACTATCAACCAGACGATGGCTTCGTGGATGCCTCGGATCGTGTTGAGTTTCAGGAAAATTAAGCTATGTCTATTTCTGCAAATATTAAAGTTCCAGACGTATACACCAGCGTCAATATTAATACTCAGCGTACAGGTTTACCCCTAAATGATCAGCGAGTTTTGTTTGTGACGCTGGATGTTTTGTCAGAACAATTTAAGCCAGTTGATGTCTATGACAAGGCAGATGCTGATGCCAAGTTTGGAGCGAATTCACAAGCTGGACGCATGATCACAGCTGCTGTGAAAACTAATCGTACAGTTAGCGTGCAAGCTGTTGCTCTTGCAGTCGAAGATGTTCAAACACAAGCTGCTCTTCAAACTGAAAGCGGTTCTGCGCTTCAGACTGAAGGTGGCGCTTTGATTGAACCGGAGTAAAGTATGGCTCAACAAACAATCGTTATTGAAGTACCTGGCACTCCGATTAGTGAGCTTGAACAAACTTCAAGTGTTTCCCTCTTTGATGTGTTGCCAGTGGTTCAAGATGGAGAAACAAAGAAAGCTCCATTAGAGCAAGTGTCTGATCTTGTTAAAGCTGGATTGGGTTCTGCTGCATTAAAAAATGAGGAAGATTTTGCAACACCAGATACTGTTTTATCAGTAGCACAAGCGAGTCAGTTGCGTGATGATGCACAGAATGAACGTATTGATGAGGTTGAGTTTAAAACGACTCTAGCTCAGAGTGGTTTTGAAGCTTCATTTAATAGTTATGCAGAAATGCTTGCTTATACACCTTCAAAGCCTAATGTTTCTGTCCGTGTGAATGCTGATCAAGATTCAACAAAAGTTGGTACATATACATGGACTGGTACGGAGTATAAAAAAGGTACAGATTTACTAGCAGTTGCAAATCAAAATGCAATTGAATTAGTTGAATCAAAAAAAGATGCAGCTGATGGATTCGTAACTACTCTATCTTTTAATCTGGGTAAAGGTTTGCCTCAAGATGTGACGGATTCCGTCGAAAAAATCAACGGGCTTGTTTATAACTATAATGGCTCAGTTGAAAGTACAACGGCAACAGCTTGGGATGCTTTCTTTATTCCAGTTAAAGCTGGTGATGTGGTTGACGTTTCGGGTTGGTACGGCTCGGGCGGTACGGAGCTACAGGGTTTACTACTACAGTTTGATGCAAATAAGACTTTCATTGGTTCTTTATTTAATTTGGCATCTGTCGGTACTGTTAAACCATATGTACGTATTGCAACTGCCACTCACGATGGCTTTATTTATATGCGTCATCGCAAAGATGCTGGTTCTGCAAAAATCCTTTTAACTGCTCAATCAAATGGTTATGCCGTTAAAGAAGATATTGATGCTGTTTTGTTGAATAATGAACAGGATGTTACTCATAAATACAGACCAGCTGGTTATTTCGTTATAAATCCCGATCATTCTATTGCTTATTCAAACAACTGGCTTGCATTCTATATCCCTGTTAAAGCAGGTGATGTAGTGCGATTGACTGGGAAGCTTGGGAATGCAACTTCAACTGATCCTGTGCCTCATTTGGGTCAAACTGATGCCAATAAGAGTCTTGTTGATTTCGTGGGTTGGTCAGAAAATCGAACCAGATATACAGGAACTGTGGTTGGTACAGCAACACAAGATGGTTTCATGTATGTACGTGTTTTTTATACCATCGGTGTTGATGACTATAAAATTGAACTATTACCCAAAAATCGTCAACTTAATAACAGGAACTTTAAGCGTTTTGCTACAGCTGAAGAAGTTCGTGAATTACGTGACGCGCTCAATGCGACTGGTAAATTAAATATTATCAACGAATGTTTTATTTTTCCTGACCGTATTATGAAACCTGATGGGCAAGTTCTTACTGCGTCATCTTATGGGATTGTATATGCTGCATTTGCTCCCGTTAAGGCTGGGGATGTAATTCAATTAAATGCACGTATGGGATCAGGATCCGCTGAAACAATTGCGTATATTAACCAGCTAGATGAAAATTTAAATTTCATTTCAAATTTAAATTCATACGTATCAACTGGATCAAATGTCATTGTCGCTGGTGAAGCTGTTGTAACAGCTACTCATGATGGCTTTTTATATCTTCGAATTGACTTGCGTAGTCCGTATGCCATTTATCGATTAACTGATGCTAAGAGCCAAGTTGTTGATACAAGCTCTTCCGTTGTTACTACTGCGATTCTTGAGAAATTGCCTGTGCGGGCTGATAATCGCAACGGTTATAACTTTGCACCCTTTTCACAAAACACAATCATTTCTCAAGATAATAAGCAGTATGTGATTGTTGTAGATGAAAATCGGAATCCGATTATTCTACAACGTAATGTTGGTGATTTAAGCTGGAATACATTTAATTTAGGTACGTTGGAAGGAAATCCATTTGCTGTACCCAATGCGTTAGATGGTCATAATAACTATGCTGTAACTGTGACAAAAGATGGTTACATCATTGTCACAGGTAATCACCATGGTCATCCATGCCGCGCAACAATCACTACAAATCCACATGATATTTCGGCATGGCGTCAAATTAAATATACGCTATCAAATGCTGTCACTTATCCTCGTTTTGTACGATATCACGATGGGACGACCCTAGCTTTCTGGCGTGAAGGTGCTAGTGGTAATGGCGCTTACTACACTTGTACATTTAATGATACAACGCTTGAATTCAATGAAAAGAAACTGATCATTGATGCAACAAACTCAAATCCGTATGAGCAATTTATTGGTATCGGATTGGATGGCTCATTGCATTTGTGCTGGGGATATCGCCAGTTATCGAGTTCTGCTAACACAAATTACGGCATGTTCTATGCGAAAAGTATGGACATGGGTGAAACATGGACATCTGCTGATGGTACAAAAACTTTTCCTGTTCCTTTGACTGAAACGAATAGTGAGAAAATTTTTAATGCTCCGCAAAATTCAGGTTATGTAAATCAGAATGGTGGGTGTTGTGACTTAAACAGTCATTATCACACTGTCATTTTTCAGTATGACGCGAACAATAAGACACAAATTGTACACATCTGGTTTAACGGTACTGCATGGGATAGTGAAACTGTCAGTGATTTTGATTTTTACTATGACCTATCTGGACCCGTCACAACAAATGAAATCAGTAGGCCATTAATTGGTTGTTCAGTATCAGGAAAGATTTTTGTTGTTTATCACACGTCAAATATGAATCGTGAAAATGATATTCGTATTATTGATGTCACAACAAAGAATCGTCCGAAAGATTCATGTCTTGCAAAATTTAATACGTATTTGCTGGAGCTTACGTTTAATCCAGACTACATGCTGTTAGATAATGAGTTAGTCATGCTTGCATCAAAAGGCACTGGCGGTAGTAGTGCAGATGCTTTTGCAAATCAACCAATGTATTTACTTACTGCTCCATTACCTTAGGATTCTCTATCATGACTCTTCAAAATACACTCGATACTATTGCTCCACTCGGCCACACCATCATTGCTGTATCAGCTCCTCCAGCAGCTGGAACTGATACAGCTGCATGGATCGATCACTTAACATCGGTAAGTGATGCCATCAACCAAAAGCCAGCAATTTTGGTGGTTCCATTTACTGATATCGTTGCAGCTGAAACCTTTGCCGACCAAGCTCCAGTGAAGACTTGTTACCGTGTGGTAGTAGTTTGCTATCACGGTGCAACAGGTCAAGAACCTGAGCTTGCAGCAGCTATGGCCGCAGCTTTGGCAGATTCAAATGATCCAGCTTTACCATTCAATGGTGTAAACCTTGAAGGTGTAACGCCCGTTTCAGATGAGTACAAGCTGAAGTTTGAGCGTATCAATGCTGCTTTAAACAAAGGCGTTTGCATGATCGAAACTGGTGCTGACGGTAAGCCTGAAATTGTTCGCGCAATTTCTACATTCCGTATTAATCCAGACTCAGGCGATGCCGATGACATCATGCTGGATATTAATGGCGCTTTGGTTATCGATTACACACGTAAAGTGATTCGCACGGCCTTACGTAAAGAACGTCGGCGCAAAAACACCGCAGCTGCGCGTCGTAATGTACGCTCGGTTATGTTGGCTGAACTTCTTAAACTTGATCGTGCTGAAATCCTTGAAAACGTTGAAGCGACTAAGGATCAGTTAACTGTTATTCAGAATGAAAATAACAAAACTTGGGCTATCGGGAAAATACCCGCACATTGGGTGCGAGGTATGCATGTAGTTGATGCCCAGTTAGACGTCTACTAAACCAATCACTTTTAAAAGGTCGCATTTGCGGCCTTTTTTATTGGGCGGAAGTATTTCCGCCTGATCTTATTTAAATAGTTATTTGACAATGGGTCATCGTTAAAAAGAGAGACACACAATGTCTGAAGATGCAGTTGGCTCAATTGTAATGAGCTTTAATGGGTTGGATTACGATGTTTCGCGGCTTGGTACGAGCATTACGACTGGGAACCGCCCAATCGCTACGATGAACCGTCAACAGCGTGTGAAGTATAAATCAAAAGGTATTACGACTTATGAACTCACTGCAACTGTAGTCATTCCAGATGGAAAGGACACGGTGCAATGGCTTCAAGTAGATGATGCCCGAATTTCAATCGAATCCCCTTCAGGGAATTACCGTGAAACTTTCATTGACTGTAATGTCACTTCTGTTGGTGCTACTTATGACTTAAATGGCGAAACAGTACGTGAACTTCAGTTGTTCTGCTTAGACTATATTGACGAAACATTGTAGGTAAAAAATGGAAAAAATCTTTATTGAAGATGATTTGCCTGTTGCGATTGAGCTAGACCGCAATAAGAAAAAAATTAAGTGCGTAAAGTTTGTTATTTCAGATTTGACAGCACTCGAATATGTTGAGGCACAGGCGAAAATGACTGGTCTGCAATACATGGCTATATCTGATTTAGTGCCAATGATTAAGTTGATTGATTCAAATGGCAATCAACATGAGCCTACTTACGATGATATCGCTCAAACCACGCAATTCAATTTGACCCATTTCTTCAATAAAAAGGCTGAACTTGAAGCAAAGGTGAAAGCCGCGAATTAATTGGACGTGTCCATTTAATTAAAGCTTTGATAGCTATGGGTATTCCTTATGTAGAGGCAATTAATTTGCCTCTACATATTGCATTAGCTTTTCTTGGCAATATGCGGCCTTCATCCCCTCAAGTGTCAAATAAGGAGCCTGAAGTACCCCCTCAAACCTCAGCAAAAACGCATGCAAAAACTTATGTCTCAACAGTGCGTAAACACTCTAAGAAGTCACAGGAATAAGTTATGAGCGGAAGTAATTCAACTGTCTCACTTACATTGCAGATTAAAGGACAGCAAGCTTTTCAGGAAATGAATCGCTTCAATAATCAGCAAATCCGTGCCAATACTGCAATTAACACACAGTGGACACAGATAAGTTCTGCTCAAGCTAAATTTGTGAACGGTGTAAAAGCTGGTACGCAAGCAACTATAAATACGGCCCGTGTTAGTGATCAGTTGCTGCGTACCAACCGTATGCTTGAGGGTGTATTAAGACAGCAGTCGATTCAGACCAGAATTCAAAGCCAGCTTTATAGGCAACAAGTTGGCTCAATGCAGCAAGTGGCAAACTGGGCAAGACAGGTTGAACAGTCGAGTAAGCGGACACACCAGTCAACGCAACAAACAATGTCTTTATGGCAAAAAGGTACTGCTGTTGCTGGAGGTGCAATGGCTGGCGGCATGTACTTCTCTAATGCTCTCCAGAAGCCACGTGATTATGATCAACAACTAACATACATTGCAGCAACAGCTACAGGTGGTCAAGGGATGACACCTGTGGCACGACTGGCAGCGCGTGGTCAGTTAAATGAATATATTAAGGCAGCAGTTCGTGGTGGCGGAGGAACACGTGAAGATGCTGCTGAAGCTGCAAATGCATTAATCGCTTCAGGTAAATACGAACTTAACAATGTTGCTCCAGCATTAAATACCGCAGTTAAAACAGCCTTTGCAACAGGTGCAACGGCTACAGACGCAGCTACGCTGACAACACGTATGCAGGACTTTGGCATCACTGATTTGCAGCGTGGTCACGATATTGCGGTGCGTGGTGGTCAACTGGGCAGCTTTGAATATAAAGATATGTCGAAATGGCTGGCTCAACAAATGGCTGCTGCCCGTGCTGTTGGCTACAGTGGCGAAAAAGGCTATGTTGAACTGGTTGCAATGAATCAAGTTGCCATGAAAACAGCTGGTACTGCTGATGAGGCGGGTAATAATGTAGTCAACTTGCTCGCAAAACTATCAAGCCGTGAATTTAGTAAATCTATTAGTGATGCGGTTGTCGCTCAGTCTGGCGATCCTACTAAATCCGATGGCAAGAAAAAACCAAAACAGGTCTTTGACTGGAATAGTTATTCCATTCAACAACGTGAGCAAGGCGTCTATGGTGTTGAAGCATTTGTAAAATTATTAGAACGACAACTTGCTGGTAATGCACAATATACAAAGCTTCAACAGCAAGCGAAATCCTCTAATTCAGCAGCACGAACAGCTGCTTTGGAAGATATGAGTAACATTGCCATGGGTTCCGAAATTGGCAATATTATTGCGGATCGTCAGGCTCTCATGGCTGCTTTGAGTGTTGTCTATAACAAAGACACTTTAAATGATTTAAGAAAGCAGTTGCCTAATGCTGGCGGTACAGTTGCTTCAGATTATTCAATGGTTAGCCAGACAGAATGGGCCAAAGATCAAGCATTAAATCAAGAAAAACTTTTTGCACAGTCTAAAGCCTATGATGCTGTGTCTGGATCATTGGGCGATTTCAAAGAAACATTAATTAAAACTGCTTCTGAAAATGAAAATTTGGCTGGTGTTACCTATGGTGCAGCTGTAGCAGTTGGTGGACTTGCATTAGCAGCTGGTACAGCAGCTTTTACCCTTCGCACCATGGGCGGTGGTAAAACACCTGACCTGCCTACTGGTACAAGAGGTGGTTTAGCTTCCAAAGCTGCGAATGCAGCAAAAACCGCAGGTCTTGTCGGTGCTGGATACATGGGCTTTGAATTATTTAAACCTATTGATGATGCTGGATATAAGACTGTTAGTGATCTTCTTGCCAAGATAGGTATTGGCTCAGGTGGCGAGCGTCCAGACTTTGTGCAGCAAGCAATTGAACAAGGCAAAGCTCAACAAGCTTCAGCTGAAGAAAAAAGCAGTCAATTAATTGCTGAGCAACAAAAGCAAAATCAATTGAGCCAAGAAATGATCAATCGAATTAATGCTTTAATTAATGTTACTGGGCAAAATAAGCCCATGGTATTTAACGGAGGTGGTTCTCTTCTTGATGCCATTTCTCATAATGCAGCAACTCAAGAAGCAAGACATGGTGCTCCACCGTTCTATCTTCAGAAAAGATAAGCGGAAGCGTTTCCGCCTTATCTCAAAGCCAGACATTTCACAGAATAGCCTCATAATAGTGAGGTTTTTTTATGGGCTGGGATACTGATCTTCAAGACGCAAGCTTTAGGGGTGTTCATTTTGAATGCACGTCTGTAGACGATGGTATGTCTAAAACGCTTGCAATCAAACAAGCTCCATATTCAAACAAAGCATCAATTGAAGATATGGGTAACGAACCTCTTCGATATTCAGTTAATGCTATTTATTCTGGAACTGACTATAAACAATCGATGGATGCATTGGTTGCTGCACTCGAGGCCACTGGTGCTGGCGAATTAATTCATCCAGTTCACGGCATTATGAATGTTTATGTGAACACATACCGTTTTCAACATGATGCTAACAACGTCGATTTCTGTGGTATTGCGATTGAATTTGTTGAAGGTGAACCTAAAGAAAAACCTCTTTTTATTCCTGTTTCTACTCCTGCAACTATTGCAGCAAACAAGATTGTTGATACACCAACCAGCGCGTTAGAAAAGGCACTGGATAAACTAAAACTCTTCGATAACAACAAACTATTTGAAACAGTCAATCGTATCCGCAATGGCCTAGAAACTGCCCGTAAATACATGGGTATTATCAAAGAAGGCGTAGAGGATATTTTATCGCCTAAAGATTGGGCGGTTGGATTGGTTGATGACATCACTAAACTGGTCACTTTCGATACCAATATTTCTGCCATTTCTCAGTGGCGCGATGTCATTAACCGTGTGAACCGTTTTGAAAAACTTTTTCAAGATGATGAGTCTCCAGAATTACAACAGACATGGCGTGCCACATATATCGCCAGCAATATTGCTGTTGCTCAGCAGGTCGTAAGTACTACACGTAAAGAAATGGCTGAAAACAGCACGATAAGCTTCAATCCATTGGAGCTTGCTGTGGTTCGTCAAAACGTCCGTAAAGCTCTACAACAGGCTATTAATGAAGAACGAGAAAGTTCTTCATTTGAAAATATAGCTCAGATTCAGGTCTATAAAGAAGCTGCTGACCAGATCCACCTTCAGATTCAAGAGTTAATAGAAACACGTCCACCAATCACAAAAGTCCGTGTCCCAGTACCATGCACATTGCATTGGCTTGCTCATTATTTGTATGAAGACATGGCCCGTGCAGATGAAATCTTGCGTTTAAATCAGGATTTGATGAATCCAGCTGTCCTTCAAGTAGGTTTGGAGGTCACAGTCTATGCAAGATAACCAAGGTAATGAAATCAAGCTGGTCATTGGTGGATACGAGATTGCAGGCTGGAATAATGCTGTTGCAGACAGCCAGATTGATACTCCAGCTGAGAACTGGAGCCTTAATCTTTTTCATAAAAACGGTCAGCCTTTACCTGAGGGTATTTCTGGTGGTAGTCATGTTCAGCTTTATTTTGCGAATCAACTGATCCTCACATCAATTGCAGACCGTGTGCAGGAAGGAATTAACCGTGATGGCTATGGCCTTGAAATATCTGGTCGTGATTTAGTTGGTCAATTAATCGATTGCTCAGTTCCTATCTTTAATGGCCGTCAAATTACGCTTGAAGAGCTTATTGGTCGTTTTATTTTGAATGGTGACCTCGGTTCACTCTTCCACGATGTTTCTATTCAAAATAATGCTTGGCTGAAGAACAAAGTATCAATAGAACCTTCAGAATCCTTATGGGATGCACTTATTAAAGCTGCACAGGTCACAGGCCAACACGTTTGGTTAGAGCCAGACGGCAAGTTGGTGGTTGGCGATCCATTCGCAAATCCTTATTACGTTAAAACATCTTTAAAACTGATTAAGCCTTTAAACAACGATAACAACGTTTTAAGCCTGCAATACACCAATGATGTTTCTAATGTTTTTAGTGAAATCAAGGTGCTTAGTCAGGATGGTAACGGTCAGCACATTCTTTCAGAAACCACTGCAAAAACTCAATACAGCTTTAATCGTCTGAAAATCGTCACTTTGAGTGATGTTGAAACCCAAGCTGAAGCTGATGCGGCCCTTGAGAAAATTAAAAAAGACAATGATTTTGAAGCCAACACTATGATTGCCGTTGTTCCTGATTGGCAGATTGACGGAAAGCTTTGGGCTACTGGCTGGTATGTAAACATTGAAACCAATGCTTTAAGCCGTGCCACAGCAAAATGGGCTGTGGTGGGTTGTACTTTTAATTTATCGCGTCAAGAAGGCAAAACCACCAAGCTACTGCTAAAGCGCCAAGGCGACTGGGCAAATCCTTTAATTTTAAAGGAGAAAAACAAATGATTCAGATGGTGCAACGCCAAATTAACAAGGCTATAGGCCAAATCAGACAGTCATTTCAAGGCATTGTGGCGCGTGGTGGTTCAAAAATACTTCAGTTGACAGGTTTACCTGACGAGACCCTTCAGGAAGTCGAATTATTTCAACAAGTCGGTCTTAGCTCTTATATCCCTGAAGGCTCGCGTGTTGTGGTGTTACCGCTTCAGGGAAAAACTTCGCGTTCAATTGTCATTGCAACTACGGGTGGCCCTGTAGTTATCAATGTTTCTGAAGGTGAAACCTGTCTTTACGATCAATTCGGTCATTCAATTTGGCTCAAAAAAGACGGCATCAAAATGAAAGGAAATGTCGATGTAGATGGCTATATCAAAGCCACAGAAGACATTTCAGATAAAACAGGATCAATGCAAGAAATGCGTGATGCCTATAACCCTCATACACATGGCAATAGCCCACCACCATCAGAACCTATGGAGTAGTTATGGGAACTATTAATTTAGAAACAAAAGATTATGTGCTACTCAGCCTTGATGAAGCTTTTAAAGATGATGTGGTACAGGCTGTTTGTCAGCGTTTAAACATACATCGTCGCAAGTACTGGAAGGATAAAAATATTGGCAGCCGTTCTTACACATTGCGTCGTTCAAAAGATGTGCCACGTATTGTCCAGTTAGAGCAGCAATATGCTGAAGAAGCTTTAGCTGACTTAGTGCCAGATCGTCTTGCTTCAGTAGTAGTAAAGGCCACTCAAACGATGCAAAGCCGAGTTGATTTGCTTATTGAAGTAACAAAGCTAACTGGTGAAAAGCAAACAATTCCATATTTTGTGGCTGTAGGTGGTTGATATGGCGTTTTCTATAAAAAGTTTTTCTCAGCTTCGTCAGGATATTGTTCAGGAAATCAGAAATAAGACTGGTTTAACAATTAATGATGATTCCGATGCGGCAATTCGTGCAGATGGTACCGCCTCAGTAGTAGAAGGTTTGTACCATCATCAAATCTATATTCAAAAACAGATGTTCGTTGCTACAGCTGATGAAACTTTCCTTTATTTACATGCTGTACGTCTGGAATGTCCACGCAACGGTGGTTCTAAAGCTACGGGACGTGTCAAAGCCATTTCAAATACTGCTGTAACTATTCCAGCTGGTACAAAACTTACAGATGGCAAAGGTCGTTATTGGCTCACCTTGTACAAAGAGCAACTGAGTGCAAATAAAACAAGAGAAATTCAAGTCATTGCTGAACAGGCTGGCGTGAGCTGGAACTTTGATGGTCAACAGTTGTTATGGGTTAGCCCTTTAGCAGGTGTAGCCGCTCAGGTCGATGTTATTGAAATGTCGGGTGGCATTGATGTTGAGGAAGTAGAAGCTTGGCGTCAACGCATGCAGGCAAAGGAAGCGCTTGGTTTAATTCGTGATCGTGAAGCTGATCTAGAACGAATTGTTAAAGATGTATCAGGCGTTGCAGATGTTTTTATTTTTCCCAAACGTCGTGGCCTTGGTTCATTAGATGTTGCAGTTACAGCTGCTGGTAATCCGCCTAACTCACCAAGTAGTGCTTTATTAGCTGCTGTTCAGGCAGTTTTAGAAGAATATTCAGGTTTCTGGGCTGATGTAAGAGCTTATGCACCAACCAAAGAGTATATAAACCTTAGTGTTCTGGTGACAGGCTCTGTTGGGCTGGAAGTTGTTGAGCAAGTTGTACGTGAATATGTCGGGCAATTAAAGCCAGCCGAACCTTTTGTAATAACAACTCTAATCAGCCGTATTAAAGAGTTAGCGGGCGTGGCTGATGTACAGATCACGCCTAATACCAATCTAGCGCCAACAAATACCAACCTTATTACTGGTTGGCTTCGTATTGGTAATTTGACGGTGGATTACGCATGACATTTGATCAAACTGTTGAGCTATATGCTTCAGTACTTCGTCAATTATTACCTGTAGGTGGTTATGACACTTCACCAAATACAAATATTGCAGATGACATCTATGCACACGCAAAAGTACTTGCACAAGCGGATTTGGACGCAAAACGATTGCTTTCATTTATAGAAGGTATTTCTGTTGAGCTACTGGATGAATACGAGCAGTCGTTAGGTCTACCACTCAAATGCACAGTAAATGGCTCAAAAACTATTGAAGAAAGATTACAGATCATTCAATGGGTTCAGAAAACTAAAAACGTCCTTAATCGGACTTATCTAGAAGAACTTTTAGCGCTGTTTGGTGTGGAGTTAATTGATTTAGTACGTTACACGCCAATGCAATGCACCGCACCATGTACGTCTCCAGTCAACACAGAAAGCCTACGGTTTAAAGTCAAACTCATCTTAAAAGCGCCAGTTAAAGCTGACATGGGCTGCATTATTGAAAACTATTTACCAGCATATTTGCGGTATGACATCGAGGAACAAGTATGAAACGAATTGATAGCGTAAACGCACGTCCAGACGTAAACGGAGCTGGTAAAACGGGCTTTCATGACAATTCAGATTTAAGTGGACAAGATGCAACTTATCTCACACCAGATTTTCTCAATACCATACAAGAAGAATTGGCAAATCTACTTGAGCTTAGAGGCATTACTTTAGATCCAGAGAAACGTCGTCAATTGTTTGATGCATTGGCTGGTAAAGATGATTTAGATGCTGCGGTGGATATCGTTCAATCAATAATTGATAACGAACGTAATGCGCGTATTAAAGCAGATCAAGATCACTTAGATACGTTAAATCCACATCCCCAATATGTAATGAGAAAGGATTTTCGACTTCTATATAGGACTCTAACACCTGAGACCACTGTAAACCCAAAGATTTATACAGATGATCCGCAGAATTGGCAGATTAAACATACAGTAGAAAATATTAGTGCTCATATCATGCCAAATGGTGTTGTTAAACAGACTATTAAAGTTCGCACTGTCTACGGTGACTATAATGCTCAAGTCTATTTACCTATAGGCTTATCTAATATTTTAAATGTCTCTGCACTCTATCAAGGTCAAAGAGAGAATAATGATGCCGAAGACGATTCAGCCATTCGTTTATTAGATATCTATAATGAGATAGTTCCACTGGAAGATGGCTTACAGGAATGCAGAACGGTCATCAATTTCCGTTTTGACTATGTCAGTGCTAACACCCCTGGTCAAAGAGAACGTTTTGCGTATTTAGAAATTACAGGTTTTGGGGCTTCAAATACTGATCTTGAGAACTTAAATAACTACCCATATCCGTATTACAGCAATCAGAATGATTTAGATGGTCAAGTTGTTTATATTGATCAAAATCTTTCTAGTGTAAGCCTACTGGAGCTATTCACTCAGACTTATGGCGCACCAACAGCAGCAACAAGAGCTATTTTTGTTATTGCTTCAGGTGTGACATTGGTTGCCGTTACTTCAGGCAATTGGTTAGCTGGTTCAAGCCGTCAAATCATTAACTATGGTCATATATATGGTACTGGCGGTTCTGGCGGCTATTATGATGACGATACAGCTATGGTCGGTGATGGCGGTACAGCAATCATTGCTCAGAATGCTAGTAGCTTTATTGATGTACGCAATTATGGCCTAATTGCAGGCGGTGGTGGCGGTGGCGCAGCTGGTACATCAGAATATACAATTGGTGCTCAACAGTATTATGCGGTTGGCGCAGGCGGTGGTGGTGTTCCACTCGGCACTGGTGGCAGTAATATCAATCAAACTGCACCTGAAGGTAAAACACTTGAGAACATTGCTGGTACGAATGCAACGCTATCTGTTGTGGGTAGTGGTGCAGATGGAACAGGCTTAGCAGCTGGCGATGGTGGAAACGTTGGTGAGAATGGTAAAGCTAGTGAATCAACTCTTGGAAATGGTGTTGCTGGTTTAGCTGGGTTTATTTACCAAGGTAATGTTACGATCACAAATATTGGAGGTGGACAGGTGAAAGGTAGAACACCTTCTAATTGAAATAATTTTGCATAATGTGCAACGAGATGATGAGGCAATTATCTCAAAAAAAAGCCGAATTTATCTCGTCGCGCATCACATCTGCATAAACAATTGAAGGAGCAATTAAAGCCATAGCAAGTGCTAAGGGATAAGATGTAAACGCTTTTCTAAAGGGCGGAGTGTACAT